AGCTCGAGAGCGAGCCATGCAACAGGCAGAGCTTGAGTCTGGAAAGAACGTGGCAGAGCTTCAGGCAAAGAGTATGCAAGAGAGTGGTAAAGCCCAACAGGACGCTTTTGCGCGTCTCATGGGTTCATTTAGATCAGCAATGGTGTGAGGAAATATGAAACTAACTCCAAAGGATGCAGAAAAGGTTCGGGCGCTTCATAGTCAAATCATGGCGATTGCTGACAAGGTCGGCATGAGCATGGAGGACGTGATTGATTCTGCCGTTGAGGGTGAAGAATCAGAAATGGAAGATGAATCCATGATGGTTGAGCAGTCCCCCGAGATGGAAGAGGATGAGGAAGAAGAGAAGCCAATGGATAAGGCTAAGATTGCTCTGATCGTCGGCAAGATGCGCCGTGGGGCTGAATGAGGACAATCGAACAGCTCATCTCTGCTAGCCGCAGATCCACGGGAAACCTAGATTTCAGTGAAAATGCTGGAGTAGGTGACGAGGAGTTTCTTCAGGCGCTTAATGACGCTCAAGAAGAGATCCACGCGCTGATTAACGTCATGTTTCCCACCATCCTCATGGCCTCAAAGCAAGTGGATGTTCAGGCTAATGTCGAGGCTTACTCTATTCCCGCTGACTGCTATATGGGCACGAGGCTAGACTTTGTAGAGTATGCTCCAAGCGGTCTTGCTCAAGACTATTACCCTATTCGCAAGGGCGCCACAAAAGATAGAATCAACGGCCAGGCAGGAAACCCAGCTTTTTATATCAGGCAGGGCTCTAACATCCTTTTGCAGCCACCCCCTCAGAACGGTGGGAAGATCAGGCTCACCTATCAGCGCACGATCCCTGTTCTGGATAAGCGTAGGGCTACCGTGGCTAGTGCTACAGTCTCTGGTAACTCTATCGTGAGCCTTTTCATGGACACGAGCACCGAGTTTGATCCAGAAGCTCTAGCAGAGCAGAACTTTCTGACGATTATTGATAAAAATGGCGTGGTGAAGATGCGCTATATCCCTGTTGACTCTATTAACGGAGGAACGGGAGAAGTCACTGTAGGCGCAGGGTTTACCTTTGAAGATGGGGAGACCATTTCCACGGGTGACTATGCTGTGCGCGGGAAGTATTCGAGCACTCACAGTCAGCTTCCCGATATCTGTGAAAAGTATCTGATTGAATACTGCAATATGCGTATCTTTGTGCGCGACTCTTCTACCGATCAGGCAGAGGTTGCGGCACTAATGGCTAAGATTGAAGCGACGTTGAAACAGGCTTTTGCAGAGCCTGACAATGATCCTGACCGAATCCCGATTCTTGATCCGAGCTATCTCGGATATGAACTTTAAGCTGGGGGGCTTGTGGCGAGTCAGTATCAATTTGTTAAACGCTATGAAAACTTTTCTGGCGTTGACTACAAATCCTCAGACCTACGCTTTCCCGAGCAATATGCGACCGAGCTTCGGAATGTAAAATTTTCACAGACTGGCTCACTTGAGAAAAGAAAGGGCTATCAGGGCTCTGCCGCTCCCAAGGGTGGGTGCGGTGTGTTTACCTATCGCAAGTATTCTCCTACTGGAGCAGAAGAGTTTGAGATTATCGCTGTCGATAACAACCTCTGGAAGCTCACAGAGAGCGTCTTGACGGTCACTTACACTGGAGCCAACCCAACGTGTGATATTTCGATCATCTTTGATGTCGATACGGCTCAGTATCGGTGTCAAATTCTTGAAGGTTCTACTCAGGTTTTAGACTTCGCTCTTGGGGTTGGGATTGATGAGGTTCTGCCAGTCACGATGGCGAATCTGGCGAGCGCTATCAATGCCCTGACAGGATTTACGGCGTCCGCAACGGGCGTTACAGCGACTCCAGCGGCATTCTCTGACGTAGTGCTCAACCATGACCTGATCGCGGCTCCATTGACCAACCCAAGCCGCTATTGGGCAGCGGTAAACTCCCCTGGTACGGTCCTGCCAGGCAATTCGACCTACAAGAATGACGTTAACTTTGAGAATACGTCAGCCGTACAGCTTCAAAACTGTCTCTATCTCTCAAACGGCTATGATGAGGTTATTAAGTACGACGGTCAGAATGCATATCGTGCTGGGGTACCTACTCCTGGCACTGTGACCACCAATGTAGTACTAGATGCGTCAGGATTCACAGGTAATAGCTACATTTACAAAATACAATACCTGCAAAAAGACGCACAGGGTAACGAGACTTCCGGTAATTATTATCAGACTGATCCGGCGCTCAATATCGCCTCTGCTAGCCGTGTAGAGCTTACTATTCCAAACATCCTAGCAGCTTCAGGCTTCAATACTAACTGTGCCGTGGTCGCTGGAGCGCAAGCCCTCGTAAATACGATTGCAGTGGATAACGGAGCAGGTGGACCGCAGACGCTAAAGGTCGGAGACACTGCTTACTTCTATGACGCCGTGAGCCTTGCCCATGTAGAGCGTGAGGTCACTGCCGCTACAGGAGCTAGCATCACGATTGCTGGCGCCGCTGTTACGGTTTCAGATAATGCCGTAATTTCAAACAATCTTAGAATCACTATTTGGCGCTCTAAGAGCACAGGAAGTCCGTCAGCTTTTCCTACCGTTTGGTATGCGGTCGCAGAGATTTCAAATAACTCGTTTACAGGTAGTCAGGTCTATACCGACAAGGCTCAAGACGCAGCCCTTGGAGCAATCTTTCTCGAACCTGTGACGGATAGAAGCCCCCCAGCTAAAGGGCGTTATATCTCTAGCTTTCAGAACATCATGCTGACGGCTGGAGATCTTGAATACCCGAATATCGTGAGCTTTAGCGATATTGAAAGCCCCGAGTATTTTCCTACCCCAGACAATCAGTTCGTGGTCAATGATTTGCTCGGCGATAGAATTACTGGGCTCAGTCCGTCCAATGAATTTTTCATCGTCTTTCAATCCAGAGCTATTCACTCAGTATCGGGTGAACTTTCGACATTATCCTTCCGAGTAGACCAAGTTGCCAATGACATTGGGTGTGCTGCTCATGCTTCTATCAAGGATATTAGAGGCGCTCTGTTTTTCATGAGCTTAAACGGGCCTAGGGTCATTAAGGGTGGCCAAGTCCCACAGGGTCTAGGACCATTTGATAACAATCCTTTCGTGAGCCGCATTGATCCTCGCTTTGACCAAATCAGTGAACTTGATGACGAGAAGATTTTTCAGCTTAAGCGCTCTGTAGGGTTTCACGATAGAATCGGTCAGCGATATCTGTGCTTTGTTCCATGCGAGTCATTAGTGGGGGTAGATCGTGAAGCGAACGCCAACAGCATCATGTTTGTCTATGATTATCCAAGGGACTCCTGGCTTGAGTGGGACAATATCAACGCTGCTGGCGGGATCACCGACTTGTCCGATGACTTGTTTTTTTCCGAGCGACGTTACTCAGGAACAAGTCTCGCGGTCGATTCATGCCTATATCGCTTTCATACCACTAACACCTATTTGGACTACGCAGACAATGTATCGCCCATCTCTTGCTACTGGAAAAGTGCATGGGACTTTCTCGGTGAAGCGTCGATCTTAAAGAGCTTTCTAGCTCTAAGAATCTTCTCAACTGAGGAGATTACCAACAGCTTTACGCTCGGCGTCAAAACAGAGATAAACTGGATCAGGGATACGCAAAGTAGCCTAGATGTGCAGGTTGGCTCAGGTGGATATGGTGAGGATCGCTGGGACTTAGACGCATGGGGTAGCCCTGTAGAGCCTACGCTGACCCGTAAACTGAACAACAACCGAGTGAAGAGCCTGAGAGTCGTGTTTGAAAACTCAGAGGCTCAGAAGAACATTCTAGTGACGGGATACGAGCTAGAGGTTGCGGCACCTTACAAGCCTAGGTTCGTAACATGAGGTTTTTAGGTCTAAAAATCTTCCGAGGTGGCGATACTCTGGACGATGCGCTAAATTATCTGTCAGTAGACCTAGCAAATAGCTTGCGCGACCTAACTACAGGTCTAGGCCGGTTAAAATTGCTGGATAACTTTGAGGGGTTCGAGGCTCAAGTGAGCTTTCCAGGAGCCGGCGAAGTAGCAATCCGGCACAATCTTGGCTTTGTCCCTTCTCAAAGAATTATTGTCAGAGCTACGGCGTCGGATATTG